CATTGTCTGTAATGGTTTGTTGTATTGGCATAAACGGAATCAATCTTTAGAAAGGCTGTGTTCAAGACAATGAACAGAGATATCACCAAACCAAACCTTGCGATCTTTCTGCTTCGCAGATCGCCCTTTCGCTCTGAAAGCGAATTTGCGTTTAAGGGTATCACATCACTCCAAATCTATTAACAAAACCGCAGGTCAGACGGCAAGTCGTGATGCGATTGCATCTGCCATTGAATTAGATCCCGGAAACAAATCATCTAAAGTATCTCCATTTTCATAGTTAAGTAAATCAAGTATCCATTGATTAAAGGCATCAGGTTTAGCCCCTACCAAACCCTTTTTCATGGCTATTGAGCAGCTAAGCCAATCCCTAACCATAGGCTTGCGCTTATAAACTGTGCGCCCTCCATAAAGCAATACAGCCTCCCAAGCATATTGATTTGTGACTGGTCTGATTTGATGGAATGTTTTAGTCCATGCACAGATACGAATGCCATCATGTTTGATCATCCAAGATAAATCAGCAGGATTGCAGCTTAGAGCCCATCCATCTGGATATTCAGCCATCAAACGATCAATGAGATCCCAATGCGCTTGTTTGCCATCCCAGATCTCAGCTTCGTTATGCAATTTGCCATAATGTTTTTTACCTTGTTTAAAGTATGGTGGATCAGCATAAGCAAACTTCATTTTGCTCCAATCAATTCGCATGTATGACAGACCTGATCTACAAACTGCCATGATCCGCATTTAGTGCAACGAATGACAGGTTCTTGAGTGTCAGTCGCTTCTGCTAGGTTCTTTGTGCCAACGCAATTGCAACGCAGGCATTGATAAACCCTAAAGCCATCAGCTGCTGAGTAACCTTCAAGCCAAATAAACTCGGTGTTGCCTGAGCAGCCATTACATTTGAATTTAACCAAGATTGCCCCATTGATCAGCCATAGCCTTAGCAATACCAGGAAAGGTTTTAGACCGGATACGAGATCGGTCAGCTTTAGGCTTACCCCAAGCATTGGCATACCAGGTAGGCATTGATCGACCACTTTCATAGGTAGTTCTAGCCTCTGGTTTAACTTGGTTAGTTGCCTTAAGTAATGGCAAACCTTTTAACCATAAGCAAGTTCGTTTTTCATAAGGATCGCCAAATTGATGGGGTTGGATGATTTGATCAGGCTTTCTGTAATGACTACTCATAATTCCAACTGGGTTCTCTATCACTACCTTCTGACAATCTAATTGAGTAAATAACATAAAGAAATCAATTGATGCTTGCTGCCTGCCATCCAAGCGTTTCTTTTCAAACCAAGCAGCTCCTGATGATGCCAAATCTGTGCAAGGTGGAAAGGCAATAATCAAATCCCAATCCTGGTAAAGATAATCCCGGACATCACCTTGCAAATGCCATTCAGGATTAGTTCCAGATGTTTGGAGAATATCATTTGAGTAAGCCTCATGACCTAGACTTCTGAACTCTTTACAAACTGCCTGGCTTTCCTCACACGCTAGTAAGATTTTCATTTCTTACCTGCCCATCCGCTTCCCTTGAAAATTGCTGGAACAGCTGTAAACACACGCCTTAAATTAGCACCACATACTTGACAACGGGGGATTTCGTGCTCCATTGGTAAATCCAATACAATACTCAATCCCTCGCCATCACATTCGTATTCGTAGTTCGGCACTATGGAATCCGATTGATTGAATGACAGGAATAGCATCGAAGCAGATCGCCCTCATGAAGTAATCTGTCATCGTTGCACAAATCGCAATGAACTGTCGTTGGCTCTACTTTGATCGCATCGTTTTCAATCGTTGCCATTAATCCAGAGCCATCGATAATCTCTACATAACCCATTTATTCACCTCCTTCAAAATACCATTTTCCATTAGCTGTAAGTTTTGCCCATTTAGGTTCGCATTGTTTGGCTTTGCATACATAACCATAATATGGCTTACCTCCTTTCGATATTCCTTCTTTAAGAATATGACCATGCTCGCATACAGGCGGTTCATTTGGTGTTGATGCACCGATTTCTGATACAACATCGCCAACAGTCCAGGCAACAGGCGCAACATCTTTGTCAGCTTCAAATGAACTACGAAGCGCAGTTTCAATTGCAGCAGATCTGCCGGACTTTCCGTAGATGTTTTGCTTGCTATCTAACTTCTCTCGAAATGATTTAGGTTCGCCATCTACAACCTTTACCATTTCCTCTCTTGATGCTCTCTTGCCTTTAGCTGCAAAACCTGCGTTTGCAAGTGCTCGACCGATCGCTGAAGTTTCGCAATTCTCCAATGCAGAAGTTGCATTAACACCGCGATCCGAAATCGTTTCACTAGCGATACCCGATGAACATGGTTTTGGGTCTGCCTCCGTTTTGAATAGCCGACAAACAACAATGTATCTAGTGTTTGATGCCTCGACGAGTTCAGTTTCGATCCGTCCATCTGGAAATTCTCCATGCCATTTCTCCAATCTTGTTTCAACTGTTTCGTAATCTGCTAAATTAAATGCCATCAGACCACACTCCATCTTCATCTTGCATAGCGTCAGTTATTGTTTTAGCAATTGAAATGTATCCAAGTGCGTCTTTGTAATTGTCTTCGACTCTAGGATCCTCAGCTTGTCGGCTGATTTTGACCAAGCACATGAGTATTGCAACCTCATTTGGCTGGATTGGATAACCAAGGTAAGCCGACCAGAGTTCGGCGATGCGTTTATGGTTTCCAATTGGATGCCCATATTGAGAACCTCTTGAGTGCAAGATTTGAATGACTTCTTCAAAGAGTTGCTCAGTTTTTGTCATAATCAAATACTTCGTCTGACTTGGCTTTTGTATCCATCATTCTGCGATGAAGATCAAACCCGTCTTTTCTCCCACGCCAGTAGTAGGTTTGCTTTGCGTTTGTGTGTATTCCGTAAGCCCAGATGATTAAAACCATCGATGCGACCCACAATAGACCAGCTTCTTTTAGTGTCATGTTGCTCCCTTACATATCCACAGACGATCTGTGAATACACAAAGTATGACCTAAATCAAGGAAGCGTGGTTAATTACTTTCGGCGTGTTTTATAACGATTAGATAAAGCCAAGAGCCTCAAATGCATCGATATGATCATCAATCGTGCGTGGCTGATAGTCTGTTTCACACTCCATAAGACTTTCCAAGAGCTGTAAATGATCCATCTTTATTGATCGGAATAAGGGTCGGGGTCATGTTTTTGCCATTCCATTCAAGAATTGCGATACCCATCTGCCAATTAGCCACAGTTCGCGTATAAGACGCTTTTGCCTTATTCATAAGGTTTCCTACCTCAATGCCATATAAGGGTCTGTAATGACCTCCTATGCCCTCAGAATAGGCACTCATGCCCAATCTATGAGTGTGCCCAATAACGCAGGATTTGCCAGTCTTACGAGCCAAATTAAGGGCAGTCATTCCAGCGTTTGGATTGGCGTTGCCCTCGTCGCCGTGAGCCAAGATCCAGCCCTTTTCAAATTCGTAGAATGTCTTATGAAAGGTTATGCCTAAACTATCAAAATCCATAAACTTGGCGTATTGCAACTCAGGCAAGGAAAGCATGCCCGGAACTTTTAGAAGTGTGTTGTAAAGGCGATCTGTGTGGTTTGATCTAACAATGTGCGCTTCTTTAGCATTCTCAGTTAATGACCAAAGGATCTCTTGAGTAGCTGTGCGATCTTGATCAAGGGTTTGCTGATAAGCCAAAGGTGTTTTTTCAGCCCATCGAGAAATGGTTTGAAAGTCAATCTCATCGCCAACGCATAGAACGCTATCAAACTTTTCACGCCTTGCCAGCTTGATGACATTCTTAACAGCTGCTTCATGGTGGTATGGAATTTGCAAATCACTTATTACTAAGTAACGCTTAATCGTCATCCTCATCGTCAGTTGGATCTATGGAAGGAATAATCCCGCCATCGCCTACGATCCAATCAGGAAAAGTCTTATGTTCAGTCATAAGCCAAAAAGCGTGTTCAGGCGTAAATCCTGCTTTTCTGGCAGCTGTATAACAGGTATGCAAAGCCAAGTAATGTTGATCGATCTTACTTAATGGCTCAGGAGATTGGCGAACGACGCGACGATTGATCTTTTTGCGTTTGATAGGTTTTCGAGTGTTCGCCATAATTAAAATTATGACTTACTGATTAAGACAAAGAGATCATCGACACGCT